GTCGTTGTTGACTTAACAAATATACAACTCAATTTCGCATATCCAAACATTCACGCGAAAAAAGTTTGCATTTATGCAAGATAGTACGACCCACTCCGGGAGGTGGTGAGCAGGTTCAGACACACGTACCGCACCGCGTCGATTCCGTGGTTGTCCTTGTCCACGGGTCGGTTCAGGTTGCGCCCGTTCTTATCCTGCTCCCATCGGTACGCCCGGAGTTCCTTCTGCAGGTTCGTACTCTCGGCGGTAACCAGGAGCTTGTGGCGGCGCATTATGTCGATCCCCTGCCGTACCGAGTCCGGTCCCTTCCGTGCGGGCTTCACGTTATGCCCCAATCGAAACAGCTCCTCGATACTCTTCGGCTCGGCGCTGTCTGCAATGATGGTCTGCACGTCGAGCTTGTTCAGCTCCTCGGAGATGTCCGGGTTCGTGAGTCCGGTCGAGTACAACCGCTCGTGAAGTATGAGCGTGTGGCCGTCTTGGTATACGTCGATGACGGCGGTGGGGTCGTTGGTGAATCCGAAGTCGAGGCCCGTCCCGATCCTCTTGCCGGCTATTTCTCCTACCTCCCAATGGAAGACGGCCGCCTGGTTTACTCCCCTTTCTCCGAGGCCGTAGATGCGCCAGTAGTTCGGGTCGGCATCCTTGAGGCGTTCAATCTCTGCGATGGTGGCCTTGTCGAGGTAGGGGTTGTCCTTGTAGGTGGTCCGAAAGAAACTCGCATCCTCGCGGGGTATGACCTCCTCGTAGATCCAGTGGTATTCGTCGGAGGGGTTGAAGTCGATGATGACCTTCCCCGTGGTCCGAAGCAGGAGCTGCCGCCAATCTTCGAGGGCCAGCTCATTCGCCTCGTTCACAAATAGGATTTGACGCTTCCGGCCCCTGACCTTTTGGGGTTGGTCTACGCTGATGAACTCAACGAGGTTGCCCCAGAGGATGTACGTCGCCTCGCTCTTGTTGTGCTGGTCTACGTTGTATGCGTCCTCCTTTTCTAGGATGGAGAAGAAGTCCCGCATCGCCGTGGCCCTCAGCGCGGGGAATGTCTTTCGGGCGATGGTGATGACCGCCCCGGCGTTCTCATTCTCGTAGCAGAGTTCTACGAGGCTTTGAAGTATCGAGTACGTCTTGCCCGATCGGGTTCCGCCCTGGTGTACTTGGATGCGGGAGGCGCACCCCTTGACGTGGTAGTACGTGGCGGGCTGCTTCACGCAACGTCCGGAATCCTTGCCCAATGTGTCGGGGGTCCATCGAAATCGGCATCCTCAATTTCCCAAATGCCTTCCGGGTCGTGCTTCATGCAGAAGAATATGACGGCTGAATGCCACGAAGCCTCCTCCGGCTCGTCGGCTTTGCAGACCAAATAGAAGCCTTCGAGTTCAGGCTGCGTGTCGAATGTGTTCCAAGTCATGTTGTGAATTTACGCTACGTCCGCGTTGTCATCGGTGAACCACGAGAGCGGCTTCTTCTCTGCGACGGCTATCTCCTGACGCTCCACATACCCCCGCTCCTTGCCCTTGGTCTTGAGGTAGAAGATGGTGGCCGCTGGGTTGCCGTCCTTTATCAGCTTGTGAAGATGTGACTCGGCGAAGTCGAGGGCCACGTCGCCAATCTCGCTCACCGCCTTCTTGTACTCGGGATCCTCCAGCCAATTGTAATGCGTCTGCCGGGAGATGCCCACCACCTTACACGCTGCCGTGACAATACCGAGGGACTTCTCCAGGGCTTGCACCATCGCCTTTTTTTGTGCGTCCATTGTCGTCAAATTATGGCCGGGGGTCGTAGCTGGCGTCTCCGGTGCTTTCAAAGACTGGGGTTACGCTTAGGCTGTAGGTGGCGTGTTCGTACCTCATGGCCTTTTTTTTGGTCCGTGGGGTGGAGATGTGGCGCCTCATCATCAGCTCGGCGTGTTTCTTACTCGATACATACCACACCTCTCTCTCGTCCAATTCGGGGCAGGTAAATACCGCCTTGTAAATCTCAGCCATGCAGGGCTAAATATAGCAGGATTGCGAGGACCCCGATATAACCGTAGAAGGTGGCGCGGTATGCGTAGTCCTTTCCGTTCACTTCAGCAATTTACCGCACGTTGGGATGATCATCGTCCAGTACTTCTCGCCCTTGCGAATCCACCGCTTGCCGACCTTAAAGTCTTGGCGGGCGATATGGTCCATGCGGGACTCGTATCCGGTTCCGTAGGATGCCTCAAATGAGGGCGGGCAGGGGAGAATACCGATGTACTTGCCCTCGACGTAGTACTCTGCCTTGTATCCCATAGGTTCAAATTGTGTGCTCATGTCAGCAAATATATAAGCGCAATTCTATTCTGTGCAAATATTACTTGCGTTTTTTTAGTGATTGCGAGACAATCTTAGGGACGGCATAATTCCAAAGAATATGGTGATGGATGCGAGGCCGCTTGTCTCCCACCGTACTGATGCGGACGCAGCTCGGTGCCATTGTCACGGTCGTGAATGCCTTGACGTAGGTTCCGAAGTTTAGGTACAGTTCCGTTATGCCTCCCTTCTGGCTCTGCGTCGTGGTCTGCACGAGGTTGGCGAACGGGTTGGTGAAGAATAACACCCCACGAGCCCCCAGGGTAACGTAGGTATTCACGTCCTCGTTGAAGGTGCCGACGAACTTGAGCGGCCTATCGTTGGAGCAGATGAACGAATTCATCGCCTTGCGTTTGAGCGTCTGCCGTTTGGCTCCGGCGTTATCCTTGCCCCCGATATAGTCTCCCCCCTGCGCCATCGCTATCGTCGTCGTCGGCGTCTCCTTGTAGAACGTGAGCATAGATTGCCACACCTTGTCGAGGTTCCATATCGGTTGCGGATTCCCGAACTCGTAGAATCTCCACTCGAAGCGGGTGTAATCGTCATCGAGTTGGATCCAGTACCGCACCCCGATTTCCTTTGCTATCTGATACGACGCATTGCGGGCGTGCGTAATCGTAGCCATCTGTCCGAAGTTGTCTCCGCAGTCCGTTTGGCTGGCGAGCTGCTCCTTGTTGAACTGGTGAACAGGAAAATCGAGCTCGAAATACTCTGCGGCTCTCGCATCCTGGTCGTCGATAATCAGATGTATCGGTCCCGTATACCCATGACGGCGTAGGGTGGGTATCGTCTTGATGTTGTCCGGCCTTCCGTGCGTGAGTATGAACGCTACGAATTCACTCATGCTCTTCGAGGTACTGTTCTTTCAATTCCTGATTGAGTCGCACGAATCCGTCCTCGATAGCCCTGCCAAAGTCTACGATGACCAATGCCGACCGCTCCATGAGATCCTGAACTTCCGCAGGAGCGTGGGCGTAGTATTCTGCTATCTGCTCGTAATCGAATACGATATGCCTCGTAGCGGCCAACCGAAGGAAAGAATCCAATTCGTCCGGCAGGTCCGTAGCGTCAATCTCTGCGATAAGCTCTTGATACTTCCCCAGCCCATGCAATTCGTCGACCTGCGGTTGCGCCTTGGTAGGCTTGTAAACGGGCGCCTCGACTTTCGTGCTGTACGGGTTCTCGTTCTGTTCTTCCTCCTCCTCTGGTGTCCATACATCGAGACCCCACTCGGCCAAAGGGTACGCATCCCACTCATTGGCCAGTAGATCCCAATCCCACTCGCCGAAGCCTACGTTGTCCTTGATGACGAACTCGCTGGATTTATCGTGGCTCCATTCCGAGCGGTATATTGGGACTTCCGTAAGGCCAGCTTCGCGGGCTGCCTTTAGTCTCATGTTGCCCCCGAGGACGATGTTGTCCTTGTCGACTACGATGGGACGGGCTTCGAGCATCTCCGGGAATTCCTTGAGGCTCTTTACCAGCTTGCGGAACTTGTCCTCGGTGATGGTCCGCGGGTTGTGCGGGTTCTCCTTAATCGTGTGAATCGGTGCTTTCAAGGGCTTGAAATATTTGGTATGCGACCTGTGGGACGATGGCGTTCCCGTATGCCTTTATGGATTCTCGTCGCCACTTTGGAAAGGTGATGCCGTCCAGCCTTTCGGGAAGCCCATCATCTCCTCCACAAATAGGGGCGACAGTTGGGAAGTCTTGCCAGTCTGTTGGCGGGCGCGTTTGTCGTGTTCCTGCGCCATTGGCGTTGGGAGCATCCCCATCGATGCCATCCGCCCCACGTTCAAACTCCTCGAATCCTTGCCCGATTTCCTGCGTCCCGTCTCCGTCACCTCGCACGGCGTTTCTACTTCCTGCGCCGTTGGCGTTGGTAAAAGCTTCGTTCCGACCATCGCCTCCCCTTGCTCCGGTGTGAATTGCCCTTCTGCCACCGCTGCGGTCATCATTTGCCGCGATCCTGACCCGCCCAATAGACCTCGTGTCCTCGGCGTTGGGAGCATCTGTTGTACCTGCGTGGCGAGGTTGGGCATCGTCGTCCCGTTGGGGTACTTCTCCATTCGTGCCTTGAACTTGTCGAGGTCCACCGGTTCCTCTCTGGTCGTGGGCGTAAGCAACAATCCAGATTCTGTCGCGGCGGTGCGGCGCGTTGACGCTTGCAGCAGGAAGTACGGTCGGGAAGACTTCGTAGCCTTCACCCTCCAAATCAGCGCACACCGTGTCGAGAACCAACCCTTCATTCCAACTAAGGAGGCCGCGAACGTTCTCCGCCACGACGTAGGTGGGGCGAGCCTCTCGAATGATTCTAAACATCTCCGGCCATAGATATCTATCGTCGGATGTCCCGGCCCGCTTTCCTGCTGCCGAAAAAGGCTGGCAGGGGAAGCCACCCGAAAGGACTCGTAGACGTCCTCGAAACGGAGTTGCGTCGAAGGCTTTGACATCGTCGAAGGATTGGGATTCGGGGAAGTGATGGGCGAGGACTTGCCTACAGAACGGGTCGCGCTCGACGTGGAAGACGTTCTCCCACCCCATCCACCGAGCGGCGAGGTCGAACCCTCCGATGCCTGAGAATAAACTACCATGCGTCATTGCTTTGTGTGTGTGTGTGCCGCAAATTTACAACTTTCCCTCTTCCCTCATAATCTTCTCGGCCCACCGCTTCCCGGCCAGCCCTCCCCATAGAAGGTACGAAATAGTTCCGCACGCTTGCGTATCGGATTCGTCGTAATACTCCTCGGCGCGGGAAAGGTAGGAGTACATACGCTGTACGGTATCGAAGCTGACCGCCTGCCCTTGGGCGAGCTGTTGGGCGCGGACCTTGCCCACCTGGGTGGCGCACTTGTTTCCGACCTTCTCGTTTAGCTCGATGCCCTTCTTCGCGTTGTTCGATACCGCATCGGGGTAGTCGCTCCAGGTCTTAAGGTTTACACGTATACTCATAGGCTCGTTGTAGTTTTTCGACCATGCTCTTGTTCTTTCCGGTACAGTTGCAGGGCCTTTCGTTGGCGTTAAAGGTGCGATTGAAGATTGCGTACATATCGCGGGACTGGTAACGGTTCAACCGACCCCGCTCGATAGCTGGGAGCAGCTCCTCGTAAGCCGTTACGTCCTCCTCGGACATCTCGACATTCCTACCGGGGAAGATGGCGTTTAGCTTGGCGCGGCGTTCCTCACACCCGCAATCCTTCACCACGGCTTTGACGGCTTTATCTATCCCCGTTGCCTTCGTGAACTGCGCGATCCTGTCGCCGAGTCCCTTGGAGTTGTTTTCTGACACGTCGAATGGTGGTGTAAAGGGTGTGTCGGGAGATGCCCGTCGACTCCGCGAAGGAATCCAGGGTATGCCCGTCCTCGAAATATATCGCAAAGACCTCCGCATCGAACCAGGGGAGGTCGGCTAGGCGCTCCTCGATATGGGTCAGGAGCTCGTCACGGTGTGCCGCTACCCCGTCCCCGTCCCACCAGTCGACGATATGGTGAGCAAACTTCCTGCGGCGCTCCAAATCCTTCCGCCATTTGTAGTGGTAGCGGGAGGTCTTCGAGTTGTAGTTGTTGACCATCACCCGCAGGACCCAATACTTGAGCTGATTCCTTTCGAGTAGGCCGTCGATGGTTTCGTCCTTGGTTTGGTAGAGCTGTAGGATAACCTCGTGCAGCAGGTCCGGACCGTCCTTGCCTGCTATCCGGTATGCGGCTTGCAGGAGGTCGTCGTAGTTGCGCTCAAGGTATCCGTCGAGCGTCATCC